GCGTCAGCCCGGCCGGCAGCGCCCCGCCCGAGTTGCGCACCGTCACCAGTTGCACGTTGTCCAGGCTCGTCGCCGCCGTCAGCCCGTGCGCGCTCACTGTCAAGCGCTCCGTGCCCGTGTCCACCGTGTTGGTGATGGTCTTGCTCGTCGCCACCCCGCCGAACTTGCACCAGGCCCGCGCCGCCGCCCGCACGCTCGGGTTGAGCAGTTGCATATTCGTCCCGTCGAACATGAAATAGGCAATCAATCCCACCCCTAGGTCCCCGCTCTCCAGCGCCTGGGTGCCGTGCTTCTTAATCGCCTGCGTTCCCAGCCCGTTCAGGTTCAGCGTGCTGGCCGTCGTGTTCGCGTTGGCAATCTTTACCGCCACCACTTTCCCGGTCGCGGCCGCCCAGCTCGCATACGACGGGCTCGGCGCCGCCGCATAGGCATTGGCCGTGCCTGAATCCGTCGCAATATATTCCACCTCCCGCGTCGCCAGCAGGCTCGTCACCTCCAGGTAAGTCCCGTTGTCGCGGCACTCCACCACCTGGTTGGCTTTGATGTCGGCCAGCCCCAGCTCGGCGCCGCCCGGCCGCTTCAGGTCGCGCGCGCCCAGCCCGTTCACATTCACGTCCACTGCGCCGGCGTTGGCCGCGTCCGCCTTGAAGGCAAACACATTGCCCGCCGCGTAAGCGGTCAAGGCCGGGTCCAGCGTCAGCACATACACCCCGCCCGTCAGCGTCGCCGGCGCGTAGAAGTAAGCCCCAGGCGTCACCTTCGCCGGCGTCACCGCCCCCGCCGCCAAATCCCCCGCGGCCACACTGCCCGAAATGACAATGCCCGGCACCGCCGCCTTGCGCAGTGCTGCCAGGGTTACCGGCACGCCCGCCGGAAAGGTGTGACTCGCCGCAATCGTAATTGTCAGTGCCATAAAAAGTTACTGATGACTGCCCCGTCTCCGGTCAATCCGCTCCGCTTTCACTTCCGTGCCCACCACCACCAGCCGCCCTTGCGCGCTCCGGAAGCGCAGTTGCACCGCACGCCCGCGCACCGTCGCCGGCATCTTCCATTGCTCCGCCCCTTCCTGCACCTGGTCGAACTCGATGCCGTTGTTCCCCAGCAAAACATAATTACCCGGCCCGTAGACCCGCGGGGATCCCGCCTGCACGCTATAAGTGGCCACCCCGGCCACCCCTACAAAAGTCGTTTGGTTCGTATAATCCACCCCGTTATAGCGCACCGTGCACGCGCTCGTCACATCGCTGCTTTCCACGAAGTAGCGCTGGCCCGCCTGGATGCTGCCGCTGGGCGTCGTCGTTTCTCCCAGCGTCACACTGTAATCCTGCCGGTCCCGCCTCCCGTGGTCGTCGTTCCAATTCGTTTCGTCCCACGGGGCCTGGTTGAATGGCCGCACATAGGTCTGGTTGTCCTTGGTCACGTACGTGCCCTCCACCCTGGGCAGCACCGGCACCTCTTCCGCCACTCCTTCCGTCCGCGCGTGAATCGCAAAGCGCGGGTGCCACCACTTCAAGTCGGCCGCCGCGCTGGTGAACCGTTTCCGCGACTTCACCTGGCAGGCATACCCCCGCGTCAGCAGGTCCATCTCGATGTCGCCCGCTTCCACCGTCCAGGAAATCAATCGCCCGTTGGCCGTCACCAGCGCCGCCGGCGTCCCTTGCAATTCCACCAGGCTCCCCTGCGCCACAAACGTCCCCACCGCCGGCCCCGTCAGCGTCTCCGTGCCATTGCGCAGTTGCAGCTCGTTGGCCCCCAGCACATAGGTATACTCCCGGCCGGCGCTCACCGCGTAGCTCAGGATCCCGCTCCCCGGGTAACTCACATCCGTGAAAAGATTGGCGCCGATGCTTTCCTTGCTCACCTCGTCGTAGAACAGTTCCTCCATCACATTGATGAAGCCATCCTCCGTCACCGCCAGCAGCCGTTCCGGCCCCAGGTAAGGCAGCTTGCGAAATTCCTTCACCATCAGCCCCCGCCCCGCGTCGTAGCCGGCCCACTTCTGCCGCAGGAAGTCATAGACCAGCACCGCGTTATTCACCCCGGTGTAACAGCGCCGCAGCGTGCACGTAATCGCCAGCCCGCTCCCGCCCGTAATCACCACGCTGGCCCCTTGCGCGGTGAACTCGCCCGAGTCCAGCAGCGTCTCGCTGCCATTGGCCAGGCTCACTTCCGTCGCCCCCTTCCGCCACACGTAGGTCTTGCCCGGGATGACCGTCTTGGTCAGCGAACTCAGCACGTAGCTGCCGCCCCCAATCAAATCCAGCCCCTCGCTCTTGCTCTCATCCAGCGGCACCGCCAAATAAAAGCGGTTGCTCCAGAAAGCGCCCACCGCCTGGTCCGCATAACGCCAGTCGATGCGGCTGATGGTCCGCTCCAACTGGTCGCTCACCGGCACCGCCAGCACCTGCAGCCTGCCAAATTCACCGGCCACCAGCGCGCACACCCCGCGCTTTTGGCTGAGGAACCATACCTGGCTCGGCGTCTGGTCTGCGTCCCGCCCCACTTGCACGCAGCTCAGCTCCGCCGCCAGCCCATATTCCCGCGTCACTTCATCCAGCGCCATCGTCGAGAGGCTGCCCGTCAAATTGTAGAGCGCATAAATACTCTTCTCCTTGAAGGCGATGCCCGTGCTCTCGTTGAACTTGAAAAACCGCACCAGCTTGTCGCTGCTGCCCTGGTTGATGCGCGCCTGCGCCCGCACCCCCGCGTAACGCGTCGCATTCAGGTAATCACTAATCGCCAGCAGGTCCTTCTCCGTGTCGGTCTCGTAGGGAATGAAGAGCCGGTTGTTAATCCATTCCCCGTTCACCGCCGGCGGGATTGCTTCGGTGCCGTCGCTCGGGTTTTCGCTGCTCACCCCGGTCACCACGTTGGCCTCCTGCGCGATCGGCTCGAACCCGGCGTCCAGCGTCTGCAGGTACCAGGCCGGCAGGTCCGTGCCGCGGAACAGCACCAGCCCGCTCTGCGTTTGGGTAAAGCGCACCACGTCCGTGATCGCCTCCGGAATCGTCACCTCGCTGGCCGCGTTGCCTTCCCGCGTCTTGTAGACCTTCCCGTCCGCCGCGATAATCAGCCAGCTCAAGCCCTCCCCATCCCGGTAATCGATCGTGCCGTAGACCACCCCGAACGGGTGCGGCGCCGTCGTGCTCCCCACCACCTTGTTGCTCCAGGGCAGTTTGGCCAGGCCCAGCCGCATCTCCCCCTCGCCGACCGTGAACCGGCAATTGACCGCCCGCGCGCATTCCCCTTCCCGCAACAGCGCCGGCGGGTCCTTCTCGTTCACCCCGAGAAACCCGCCGTCGCCATCGTCCAACCCGCGCCGATGTTCGCCCGCGCTCATCCGAACGTTCGCACGTCTTTAGTCTCCGCCCTCCGACCTCTGACCTCTGACCTCTGCTCCGGCCCCAGCCCCAGCGCCAGGCCTTCCCGGACCTTCGGCAGCACCGCCCGCACTACCGCCACCTGGTCGATGGCCGTCGCCCCGCCAATCACCTCATCCCACAGCACCACCGCCGCGCTCACATACAGGCTCCCTTCCGGCCCTTGCAGCTCGTTAATCGGCAGCGACTGCAGCACCAGCGCCAGCGCCGCCGCGTCGAACGTGCCCCCCGCCTCCAGCCCTTGCAGCGCCTCGTGCACCTTCACGAAAATCGGCCGCTGCTCCGGGTGTTCCGCCAGGTAAACCCGCGTCCCCGTGAAGGCCGCTACCTTGGCCAGGCTCCCCAGCCGTTCCGCCGCCGGCCGGTTCCCGAACGAGGCGCACCCCACCCCGATTAACGCCGCCACCATCACCGCCGTCGTTACTTTTCCCACTGTCATCATTGTTGCGTCCTTTCCTTGTCCATCCGTGTTGGCCGTTTCATGCCCGGGCCCATTGCCGTTGCCGTTCACCAGCACCGGCGGTTTGCCGGTGGCCAGCCGGCTCACCGTCGAATCGAAAAAACCGTCGCAAAACTTCCCCACCCCCAGCCCAATCAGCAGGCACACCTGCAGCCGTTCATCCAGTCCCATCGAACTCCACTTCACCGTCACCGTCGCCCCCATGTAGCCCGCCGCCGCCGTCGCAAAAATCCCGTGCGTCAGCTTCCAAATCGCCAGCTTCCAATACATCAGGTCCAGTTTCATTGGTCTTCCACGAGTCAATACAATCACCGGCCCGGCACAGGCGGCACCGGCACAGGCTTAAAAATTCACTTTCCCGCTCAACGTGGCCGGGCCGGTAAGGCTGGCGCGGTTTACATAGGCCGCTACCTCATTGGTGGCCACGTTCTCGATGATCAGCGTTGCTGTCGGCGAATTGTAGTCGAACGAGATCACGTCACCTTCCGCGCCATTGGTAACAGCTACCGTCCAGTCGTCCACCCTGGTAATCGTCGGTGCAGTCCCGCCCGGTGGCACTGGATAAATCACAGACATAAAATGCCAGTTGGTGGTCGGCGTGACATTCTGCACCCACACAGCATGCTTGCGTGGATGTGTATCCACGTCTGCCGTCCAATAATTTTCCCCAGTCACTGGGTTGCTCTTGACGTTCGTGCCAGTCAAATGCGTGAGAGCCAGTTTGTTTGCTGCTACCACATGCGCGACGTAAGTCGTGACGGCCCCACCGGTGTAGTTCGTCGCAGTATAAGTAAATGAGGAATCGTTGGTGTTTACCACCGCTGTGTCTTCCAAGACGTGATAGACCCATTGAAAAAAGCTGTTGGTGCCCACCGTCTGAAGCTCATCATAGATCACCCAATACTTGTGCCTGTTGAACAGCAAGTGCCGCTTCACCAAGCTGACGTAGTGCAAGTGGCCCGTGGAATTGTTGGCCGTGTAAGTCGAGTGGTAAGCATTTCCGCCAATGGTAAAACCCAAGGCCACAAAATTTGTACGACCGTAGACCTTGGTCAAATCAGCCGAAGTGTAAACGAAATCGCCGCCATTCGTGAACGCAGTGATCTGGCAGTAGTTGGTCTCATGCTGATACTGCGGCGCATATTCTTGCAAGCCGTCCACGCCAAGCGTGTAATGCGAGAGCGGAATATTCGGGTAAGACGTGATGCCCTCTTGCCCTGAGTCTGTGATCGGCGCACCGTACGCCCATAGCTGGAAATTTCCATCGTTTGGATGCGAATGGCTGCCGGGGTTCGGTCCTTGCGGGCGAGCCTGAAAAACGAATCCTACACCATTGGTCCATGCGTCAAACGCCTGCGGGCTCTTGCTGTTCCCCATGACCCAGCCAGAGGCAAGGAACGCTTGCGCCAAGGTGTTGTTTGTGGCCCGTGCTGGCGCAGGAAACAGGAACGGAACAAGGATGCGATAGTAGCCCTCCTGGGCGGTATTCGGCGTCAGCACATCCTGATTTTCCCAATGTGTTCTCAGCACACCGTTGCTGGTGAAGTGCGCCCAATCCCGGCCCATGTCCCGAATTGCCCAATCACTTGATGAAGATTCCCAGCCTGTATCTGCCCACGGATTGTGATGCTCCCGAAATCCCACCGGCAACCAGCGTGTCCACCAATCAATGTTTTCAGAGTGCCACGGGTTTTTATTCCATTGCGCTGCCGGAAAAACAGTATGAGTGAGCAGGTGAACGTATAACGCTGGCGTGAGATAAAACATCCCGAGGTTTGCGTACTGATGCCCCTGATCGTTGCCGCCGTCGTCCTGCCCAAACGGGTAAGTTTCCGCAATCATGTAGTGAAGACTGGCCTGCATCAGTTGAAGGATGTTCGTGTCCTGCTCCCAGGCAGCCAGCGCAATGGGGACGCTGGCGCTCCAAGTGGAAATCGGGTGCGACGTTCCCATCTTCATATTCGAGAATCGCTCCACATACCACGGTCGCGGATAGATCCTGTTGGTGTCTTCGCCCGGGATCGTCTGCCAGACAAACTCAATTCCGTGCATCACGTAGAGAGCGTGGGCACGCATGGCGTAAACCATATTGGACTTGCACGACGGGGTTAGCATGTCGTAAAGCCAATCGAACGACAGCCCGAGGGATAATCCATAATGCCGATCCGAATTGCCGCTGGCCCCGGCATCGGTTTGGTCCTGAAATTTGGTGACGTAACTGATCGCACTCTTCTCCAGAAAATCAACCAGCCCATTCGTGAAGGCCGGATTGCCGGTCATCTTCCAGACAAGGGCGGTAGTCGCCAGTGCGACGATGTGATCGCTGAAATAATAATTGGTCGGCACATCCACATTCCACCATGACTGTGTTACGTAAGTCAGGCAGGCATTGGTGATTGCTATCCAGGCCGCGCTGTTGTTGGTGCGCAAATAATTTGAGCACGACAACTGGGTTCCAGCGTTGAATAGAATCCTTGGATGAACGTTGTTGGTCGCAATTGGCCCAAGATAATTTGTGCTCGCAAACATCGACCGGTCCCACTGCGGGGTGTTGTTCGTGATAAAAAAGCTGCGCGTGGCCCCCCAGTTCGTCACCTCGGACACATACCCGACTCGCCAGTAAACGGTGGTGTTAGTGAATGGGGCAATAAAGTTGTACCAGTTGTAAGGCGTCCGCACGTCAACCACGAGATTGGTGGTCTCGAAGCTGTTGGTTCGCGAGCACTGGAACTGGAAATTTCGCTCGTTGAAATCCGAGTTGATCGCCTGCGAGGTTAACGTGTAGCTCCAGCTAAAGCGCGGCGGGTTGATATTGGCTGTCTCGCCATCGCCGGGCCGGAATGGAAGGGCAAGATTCCATTGCGCCCGCGTCGGCAACGGCGTATTGGCCGCGCTGGTGATGCGCGTAGCGCCGGAGGCCGTAGCCACCAGCAGGAAAATAATGGACGCAACCAGCTTCATCATTGGCTTACCGACGAATGTTCCGGCGCGGTGTGAACCTCGAAAGCGCCAAAAGCATTTCCTGCGGGACGTGCGCGACGGTAGAAGTCCACGGTGGAATTGTTTTGGCCCGCTCCTACTACCGGAGAATCGCTTAACGGCGAAAAAAGTGGGCGCGGGCCAAACCCAAACAATTGTGAAGCCGCAAAATCCAGGTGGTAACTCCAATCGTTGGTGTGTGAATTAGCCCCGACAGCAGTAGCCGTGTGCGAGGAAGAACCACCCGCAAACACCAAGTTGTAATTCTCGTCGATTTGGCCAATGGCCCCAGCAGTAAAGCAAGCACCCGGAGCCATGACAATCGAGTTGCGCACGATTACCGGCAGAGTATTTGTGGATGATCCACTAGCTGACACCGCCCCAACGAGCGTGCAGTTGGTGATATTAACACCACCACCAACGCCAGTGCTCGTGCCAAATTTCGCTGTACCAACCGAAGCGTTACCATAGGCCACCACAGTAGAATTGCGGATTACAATGCCCATATCCCAATCCGCGCCGCTGCCGGCGGTAAACGAAATCGAGATCGGTTGCGCGTTTTGCGTTGGGGTAAAAATATAAGAATTGTCGATGGTAAGATTGACTGGCAGGCCCGCTGCCGCAGTCATGTCAACGGCATAAGATTTGCACCCAACCACCACGCAGTTCGTGATGACAATATTCGTGGATGCCGCCGACCCCGCTTTGATGGCCCGCATGGCTGATGTCGGACTGGCTATGATGTAAAGGTTTTCAAGCCAGATATAATTCTTGCCGTTCAAATCCAGCGTGGAGGCTGCCGACGAAGCCGTTGAATCGGTATTTGTGTAGCCAGTCCACCGGACGATCCCCGGGGGTACCAACACGCTCCCGGACGTTTTGAATCCCTGCGAGTTCTGCGGGTCGCCAATAAATTTTACGTAGCTGGTCCAATTGCTCAAGAAGATCATTGGTTCCCGGTAGACTCCGGGAGCGAGATAGGCTACGTCCCCACTGGCCGTCGCATTCGTCCGCGCAAACTGGTGGATGCTCTTCCATGGCTTGTTGCTCGCATGGCTCGCGTCCGGTCCAAGACCGTTGTTGCCCTCGGAGCCGTTCACCGGATCGATGTAGTAAGTAGTAGCACCTGCGCTTAACGCCACGCACATCGGGAAAAGAAAAAGAAAGCGTTTCATCTCAATACCCGTAAATCGTCACCACTAAATAAGTCACCGTGCTCGCCGAATCGACGTTGAACCGGATGTAATCGCCTTTCGTTACCGCCGTCGTCCAGGAGCCCAGGGCAACATCCTGATTCTTTTGCGCGGCTGACAACGTCGGTTTCTCCGTCCCGGCAATCGTGTCCGCTACAGTCGGCGGGAAGTTAGCGTAGGTATCCTTCCACACGTCCACTACGCACGAGCCGCTTTGGTCCGCAGTAATGTCCCAGCCCGTGATCGTGAAAGTATCCTTGGCTCGCGTCCATCCTTTCGCCCCGGTCGTAATCACGCTTCCGCCACCATCTACGACGAGCGTCATTTGCGCATTGGTCACAGGGCCGCTTGCTCCTGCACCGCCCGTCGCATCATTGGAATACGTCAGGCTCACCGTGTTGCCCGCGTAGCTCTGCACACTCAGTACCTGCCCGGCTGTCGGATGGTTCGTCGGAAAGTTGATGAGAAAATTGTTGGTGAGATTTTTTGGGCCTTCCAGCACGGTAGCAAACGTGCCATTGGTCTCAATGAGCGATATTTGAGCCGTGTTAGTCGCCGGAGTGCTTCGAATGTAGAGCCCCGCCAGATTCGTCCTCGGCAGAATCACCGTGTTCTGCACCGCCACAAGGTTGGATGGAGAAATCTTCCTCACCACGCTGGCCTGATGATTGCCGAGCACAACATGAAGGTAGTTGGTTGAGTCATGAATCGTGCTCACCACCGTCAGGCTGCCGAAATAGCTCGCCGCCACCATCGCCAGCGCCAGCCCCGCCAACCCAACCGCCATGAATTTGCTTTTGTGTTCGCTCATATTTCTGGGTCGTGAAAAACTACTCCGTTCTCGTCTATGAAAATCACGTCTGGATCTTCCTCTGGATTGGCAAACCCCATCGGATTACCCGTCCATGTCACCAGCATGAGCCGGTGGAAGTCGCATATCCCGTTCGTAATCGTCACCACCAGGGCTTGCGTGCCAACCAGGCTTACCGCCATCGGCACGCCGTTTGTCTTGAACGGCGTATAGAAAAACGTGTTCGTGCCTAACCCGGTCGGGTTTGCCGTGCCAATCTTAATGCGATCCTGCGAGCCCTCGCTCACAACCCACGACCCGTCTTCGATGCGCTCCAGTTGCAGCCCGAACGCCACCGTGCTGCTCACCCGCGCATAGACCCAAAAAGTCATATTGGAAAAAAAGCGCGTGTAAGCCGTCCAGTCCGGCCCGGCAGAAGTGAAGGCCCGAATCTTGAAATCAGTATACGGCACACCATTGGGCTCATGGTTGTCGTCATGCTCGTCCATCCAAAACCCGTCGTTTCGCCCGTAACCCGCGTCGGTGCCAAGATCCCATGACGTGAAATCTGTGCCTTCGGTGGCACCCTCCTCATCAAAATAAAGACTGGTCGCGTTGAATGCGTTCCCGCCAATGGTCGGAAAGTACAGTCCCTGCGAGTAATTGTAGTCTTCGGCATCCACGAACATATTGGTTGTGAACCCGCCCACCTCGTTGGTCGGGTCAGGTGGCACCACCACCGCATTCGTCCCCGCCCGCAGGAAAATAATCGGTATCGCCGCGTTAGCTGACGCGAGCGAAAGCAATAGAATGGCGAGCAATCGTAGCATCACTTGGCGAAATTGGCGTTCAGGATTGAATTGACGTTGGTGCCCGTGATGTCGGCGCTCCAATACAGCACGTCGATGGCGTTGGCCGCCGTCGAAAGCACATGCGGATTGCTGGCGTTGGTCTGGATGTTCAGCGATGCCGGATAGAGCAGCCGGCTGCCCGTGCCGTCCTGCAGCATGTTAATGATGTAGGTGGCCCCGGCCTGAATGTTGGTGGCGTGCAGCTTGACGTTATTGGTCAGCGTCAGGTTCCAGAAATTCCCCAGCCGCCCGTCAATGAAAACATTCGTGCCGGCGAATGCCGCCGTTTGGGGGATATTGCGAATCAGGTTGGTCACAATGACGTTGGAGGCGCCAACCGTCGCGGCAATTCCGAGGCGTCCATTGGTCAAGTCGTAGTTGAGTTGCCCCACCGAATGATTCGTCGAATTCCGCGCCATCTGAATCGCGCCATCCGCGCCGTAGGCGTTCCCTGTCGGGTTTCTGAAAGTAGACAGGCCCTGAGATATGCTTCCCACGTAGGACCGCCCAATCTCGCGCCAGTCTTCTCCCGCCGCACTATATCGCATCACCAGGTTATCCAAATAAACAGGAGTCCAATCAGCCTCCAGCCGCACCGGCGTTGTCCCTGCGTCCAACTGTAACCGCCCTGCGCTCGTCGGATCTTCCCACACCAAATACAGCAGGCTCCCATCCGGTGGCGCGCCCGCTAAAGTAAAATCGCGGTCGGCGGCCGTCACACTGTCCGACGACAACGAAAGTGACGATAGATTGCTGGTCACCGTAATAACCTGATCGTCCGCTGTTAGCGTGACGTAGGTGGGCGTAATCGCCATCCCCTGCCGGAATTGCGTGGCTGAAGCCACCACGCTCGTAGAGGTAAACAAATACGTCTTATCCACCTCGCCAATCGCCGTGGTATTGGGCGTGTTGTTGGTGACCTTGTTGCCGATGACAAGAGTGTTTGTGCCGCTGGTAATCCGATTGCTCGTTCCGATGATAACCCCGTGCGTGCTGTTTGTTATTACGTTTTCGCGCCCGCCCGCGATAACGCCGGACCCGCCATAAATTCGATTCGTGATGCCCCCGGCAATGACGCTGTCGCTGGCGTTGAGCACGTTATGCGACCCACCGAGGAGGGCCGACTCGACCGCGCCGTACATGGAATGGGTGTGTCCACCGAGTATTCCGCTATCCATGACAGCTTGGATGCGATGAAACCCGCCGCCAAGAAAGGCGCTATCTGCCATCAACTCGCCCGATTCATTGGTGATCGTAAACGATGAGCCCGAAGTCAAAATCCCGCTCATGAACCCATCGTCGACGGCGCCAATGCCCAAATGGTCCCCGATGATGACAGACCTCCTGACATTTGTTAGTGGAGTCGTCTCGGAGAACAGTCGCATGTTGTTGTAGGGCGCCACCGCGGTGTCTATGTGATTGAATGGACCGGCGTTGGTAAAACCAGCTTGCACCCGCAACCAGCCCAGATTGAGTTCGTTCGTGACCCTGGCCCCGTTCTTAAACGTGACAATTCCATTGTCGACGGTGAACTGATTCGTGTTCGCGTTAGTGATCGCACCCGTCAAGCTGAGGTTGGTCAGGATTACTGACGGCGGTTGCGCGTTGCTCGCCGCCCCCCCCACCACCGTGAAAACAAGGTTGGTCGCGTTGTTGGTCGTAATCACCAGCGTGCCGCTCCCCGGCACCACCACAAACCCCTGCGGCGCTCCGTTCGTGGGCGACCCCGGCGCCAGCAACACCGGAATATTCAAAAGATTGCTCGCGCTCCCAATCGGGTTCCCGCCGGTCCCATCACCCATCCGCCGCACCTGGCAATGCGCCGTGCCGCACACCGCCACAATCAACGCCGCCAGCGCCAGCGTCCCAATGAGAGATTTCAGATTCCAGGTTCTCGATTTCAAGATGCCCCCTTAACTAAACAGCAGCACCACCCCGTCCCCGTTTGTGCCCACATCCACATACCAGTCCACCAGGCTCTGCCGGCAGCCCACCGGCACCGGGATCTCCACGTCCTCGCCCGCGGCCACCTCGAACGGCTGCGTGTCGTTCGTGCTCAGGTTTCCCAGGTAAACCGTGGTCGCGTTGTCCGTCCGCACCGCGTTCTTCCCTTGCACCGTGCAGCGCCGGAAAAAAATCTGGCAATCGCACACAATTGTCCCCGTCGCCGGGCTCACCGGGTGCTGGCTCGTTTCCCGCGGCAGCACGATGACATACGTGAACGTGGTCGCCGTGGGCACGCTCGTCACCTTGTGCGTCCCGTTATACAGCGCCTGGTCGGCGCCGCTGATGGTCACCTCATCCCCGGCTATCAGGTTGTGCGCTTCGGTCGTGGTCGCCGTCACCAGCGTGTCGTTGCGCGCCAGGCCGCTCGCGGCCCGCCGCCCGAAGGCTTCCGGCGTCGCGGTGGACGCCACCACCTTCACCCACTGCCGCGGCCGCGCCGGTTCCCCCGCCAGCAAGGAATTTGTTATCGCCACTACATTCATCTCCGTTTGCCTTTCTTTAGTGTCCGAACGTTCGCACTCAATACGTCCTCTGCGGCCACGGGGGCGTCTGCCCCTGCTGCCGGTAAACCACGTCCGCCTCGCTGCTCAGGTAATGCTCGGCCGTCGCCTCCGCCATGGCCCGCCGCTCGTCCTGCTCCTCGCCCACCAGCGCCAGCGCGTAGGCCTTCCAAATCAGGTAGGCCTCCAGGAAGAGCGGCACTTCCACCAACTGCCACAGGGCTGCGTCGTCGCTCGGGTTCTCCCCCGCGGCCGCCGCCTCCAGGCACGCATACCAATTCCCGGTCAGGCTGCCGTCGTCGTCCCAATACACCTGGTCGCCCACCGCGTATGCCGCCGCCGCGTCATAGGCCGCCCCGAACAGCCGCGGCGGCGGCTGGCGGAATTCCACCCAGCACCGGGCGTCCGCGTCGCTGCCCCGCGCGTAAATCCGGTTGCGGCGCTCCTCCCAGGGCAGGCGCTCGTAATCCGTCGTCACCAGCGGGTTGCCCGTCTTGAGGTCGAACACATCCCCCAGCACGCTGTCGCCGGCGTTGTGCGCCACGTCCTTGTCCAGGTAACGCGCGAAGGGCGCCAGGAGGCCCCAGCGCTCATTCCCGCCCGTCGCCACCGGCGTCAGCGTGCTGCTGGCCGTGTGCGCGGTGTGGCATTGGTAATAGCGGTGGGTCGGCCCATACCGCTGTATCGCCCCCAGCGCCACCGCCCCTTGCGTGCTCGTCCAGAGCGCCCCAGAGTAACTCGAGCGGCACCGCGCCCAGTAGCCGGAGTTTTCCAGCCCGGCGATCGTCGGCGCCTGCAAGGCCCCCAGCGCCGTCGCCGCAATCAACTGGAAATACCCTTCACTGGCCGGGTCGAACACTTCCACCGGCACCACCGGCGCCGTGTCATCCCGGGTGTAAGTCGTTCCCACCAGCCAGATCGTCCGGAAGAGCCGCTCCTCCGGCTCCGCCATCAGGTCCGGCCACCATTCTCCCCGCCAGCCTTCCCGCAGCGCCAGGTCCAGGTGGCCGCGAATCGCCGCAAACTCTTCCGCCGCCGGCAACTCGCTCTTGCCCTGCAGCAGCTCCATCACACCCTTCAGCAGCCGCTCCCCGCTGGTCAGTCGTATCGCCATTCTTTACGGCACGTGCGGCACCAGTCGGGCGTGCCAGATGCGTGGTATGTAGAGCCGGAACAAATCCGGCACACACGGGTTGTCAGTCGTGTTGTTCATGTCCACGATGACCGCCTTGGCCGGCGCAATCGAATACGTCCTGGTTTGTTCGTTGTAACCGAAGATGAAACGGTGATACGTCGGCTGAATCAGGCAGTAGTTCGGGCTGGCCGGGTCCACCTCGCCCGTGCCCTCGATGTCGAACTTGGGCGGCAGCCAGCCGTCGTTCCACCAAAAGACCACCTTCGTTTCATCGCCAGCATAGTTGTCGGTGAACTGGAGATCGCCAGGGCTCGGTAACGGCGGAGGCTTTTGGCCCCAGGCCACTGGCGGCTCGAACAATAGCGCCAGCGCCATCAACGGCAGCATCACCAGCCATTGCATGCGTCGCATCCGTACTTGCATTCTTCGTTTCATTGCTCTGTGTCCTTTCTGGTCCTCACCGGACAAATCTTCGTTTCCTTCGTTACCTTCTGTTCAGGGTCCGTATGACTTCACCCGCCGCCGGTTGCCGCTCTCGTAGCCCACCTGTATCTTCGTCCCGCCGCACGTCACCCGCGCTTCCGGCGCCTGCCGGTCGAAGTAATGGAGAAAGCCCTTATCGCCCCAGCAGTCATACGTGCCCAGGTCCTGGCCCCACAGGTGATACGCCGCCGCCGGAATGCGCCGCTTCAATGCGCCCACCCCATCGATCGCCCGCGCCTCCCGCAGCTCGCGCACCATCGTGTCCGCCAGCCGTTGCGCCTCCGCTTGTTCCTCCAGGAATTTCTGGTGGAAGAGGTGCAGCAGATCCTCCTGGATGTCCGGCGCCACGCCCTCCAGTTCCAGCTCGTCCGCCCAGCCTACGTTCGCGCTCATTCTTTTTCAGTCTGACCTCTGACCTCTGACCTCTGACCTCTGCTTGGAGGGGAAGCGCCGTCCGCACCCGCGGCGGCGCCGCGTTTTGCCAAGGGGCGCGGCCGAGGAACTCAGGCCGCGCCCACATCTTCAATTGCCTTCGAACTGGTTCAGGTCGCACACCTGCAGGTAGACCTCGACCTCCCCGCTCGTCAGCTCGCTCAGCAGCGGGCTGCCGCCCCCCGCCACCGTGAACTTGATATCGATCGCGTTGGCCACCAGGTAGGCATACGGCATCGTGTCCACCGAGTTGGGCATCACCTTTGCCAGCACCTCCGTCCCGTCCACTGCGCATTCCGTCTGCGAGAGGAACCGGTCCGTGTCACCGTCATCGCCCACTTCCGCCAGCAGGCTGTTGATGGAGGCATCACTCGCGTCAAACGCCGTTATCAGGTTCAGCGCGCATTGCAGCACCACCAGTCCCACCGGCGCGTCTATGATTGGAATCACCACCGTCGTGGCCGCGCCCCCCAGCGTCACCAGGTCCGAATACTTGATATTCGCCTTGTACTGGAAGTGCGGGTTGTCCGGCAGTGGAGTCACTCGAATCGCCATAATGTTTTTCCTTTTAGTTCAGTTTCGATTGTTTCAAATGTGGCCGTGCGCTAGCACTTACGTCGTCGCGTAGGTCTTTATCAGCGCCAGCGGGTTCTTCACCTTCCAGCCCACAATCGCGTCCACCAGGAAACGCGGGCCGCCTCCGCGGTCCTCCAGTTGTTTCACCCGCGGCTTGCGCTTGTAGTTCAGCTCCAGCAGGTGCATCAGCAGGAAGTAGCCCCGCCGCGCTTGCGCCGCTGCGCTTCCCCCGAAATTCGGGTGCGCGTTCCACAACGTCGGGTGCAGCACAATCGTGCCGAAGTCCCCCTCGTAGACGTCCACCACGTTGTCGATCGTGTGGTTGAACTGCGATTGGAACATCCGCACCGTCGCGAACCCCGTGTTCGTCACCCCCGAGGCCGCGCTCGAAAACTTGCTGAAGCGCCGCTTCAGCGTCGTCCCCACCAGCCCCTGGAAGGTTTGCTTCGTCCCCGTCTTCCCGTAGCTGCTTTCCAGCAGCCCGTTCACGATCTCTTCCGTGAAGCTCGCCATCGCCGTGTTGTCCAGGCTGGCCGTGGGCGTCTCGTAACTCGTCGGCACCGGGAACGTCGTCTGTCCGCTTCCCGGCCCAATCCACAAGCCCAGCCCCCGCCCGCGGTACTTCGTGCCCGCCCCCCCGGCCACGTGCTCCTGGTCCCCGCAAATGAACGCCTCGATGCAGCGCCCCACCTTCTCCAGCTTCTTCATGATGGAGTTGGCCAGCTCGCTCCGCACCCCGGCCACTTCGTTCACTTCCTCGGCCACATCGTCCACCATGGCGCTGTCGCGCACCTTCATCGCGTAGGTCTTCAGCACCTCCCGGTTCGGGCTCGCGTTGTCGTAGCTCTCCACGTCGGTGGCCGTTTCCACGCTGATATCTTCCGCGTCCTCAAAGTCATCGACTTGGAATTGCATCAGCATGTTTGTTAGCGCTTTGCCTTTCGGCATCATCGCCAGACACGGCTTGGTTTTTGCGTCCACCCGCGTCACGTAGTCGGCCAGCTGCTCCCGCTTGCCCACTTGATTTGCATCCGTTAACATTGTTTTTTCCGTTTCTCGAAGAGCCTCGTGCGCCAGCCTAAATTTTCAGGTTGTCGACGAAATCCAGCACACTGTCCGCCGCGTCCTCGATGCGTCCGGTCTCCATGAACTTCTTCACCCTGGCCTGGCGGTGCGCCTCCTCGGGACGCGCCCGCGGGGGCATCGCTCCGGGTCGCCCCGGGAGGCGCGCCGGCGCAGCGTTAGCCGTCCGAACGTCCGCACTTGAACGCGGAGCGATGGACGCTGAACGTTGAACGTTGCCGTTCGCATTCGTCCCATGGCTCCCATTCTTGCCCTTGGCTTTGGCTGCCGCTTCCGCTTTCTTGGAAGCAATCACCGTGGCGATAAACGAGAGGTGGTCGGGGATTTCCTTGAGCTGGGGGAATTGCTTCAGCACCGTTTGCACCGCCTGGTAGTCCCGGGAGGTCTTGTCGCGCAAAAACGGGAAGCGTTGGCGCGCTTCCACCGTCTTCTCGCGCGTCCGGTTCTGCAGCCATTCCGCCAACTGGTCCAGCCGGGCCTGCGCGCTATACAACTCGCGCGACCATTTCCGGCGGGCCTGCCGCACTTGCTCCGGCGTGTAGGTGACTTCCTGGCCGGTCTTCGGGTCCCGCACGGTGTAACCGTTCTCCCCCCCCGCCTCCAGTTGGTCCAGCCACGCTTCCCGGTCGGCAATATCCTGGCGCAGTTGCACCGCCATTTGCACCGGGCCCGGCCCCAGGTCTTCCGCCAGCTCTTCGCCGACCTCTGACCTCTGACCTCTGACCTCTGCTTCCTCGCCCTCCTCGCCGTCGTCATCCTCCGCGCCGCCCTTCAGCCGCGCCGTCAGCTTGGCGATGCGTTTGCGCATCCGTCGCAATGCTTTCTGTGCGTCCTTGGGCCATGCCGCAATCGGATCGTCGGCGTCGTCGCCTTCGCTCTCCCCTTCCCCCTCGCCATCGTCTGCGCTGGCACCTTCGGGGTCTGGTTCATGGTCTTCCCCTTCCGGCTCGGCTTCCGCCTCGCCTTCCGGGGTTCCGTCAACATCATCGGCCGCTGTCGAGTCCGTGGCCGATTCCGAGCGCTCTTCGTGCTCGTCCTCGTCCTCGTCCTCGTTCGGGTCCACCTCGTTCTCGGGTCTGTCTTCGGTCTTCCGACCTCCGATCTCCGACCTCTGACTTCGGGCTTTCCCCCGCGGTTGCTTGCCTTTGGCTCTCCGAGGCTGGTCCTGGTCGCCTTCAGTGCCGGTGGGAAGCTGAATTTCCTGGGCGAGTGTGTCCCGAAGGGCTTCGTCCAGGCCTTGTATGTCTTCTCTCGATGCGCCAGCGTCTGACAGGCCGGCGGCGTCAGCCGCATTGGCCCCCACGCTAGTGGGCGCGGTTCCTTTCGCTGCCACAGGTGCAGCTCCGGGGTTGTCCGCCGCCCCGGCTTTCGTTGCTTTGTTTGCTTTTGGCATTTTGAACAGTGCGCTTACTCGCCCGCACAGTCGGCGTTGTGGCCGTCCGCTAGGACCACTGCCAGCCTTCCACAGCTTGTTTGCCGTACACTGGTAGCGCCCACGCGGGCCTTCTCCCACGTGGGCGCTTTCGCTTCAATCTTGCTTTGCTCAATTACCGGCAATTACCAGCAACCGCCGGTAACTTCGGTCTCACTTCTTCACTCTTCGTCCGGCTCCTCTTCGGTGTCGTCGCCCCACGCGGACGGGTCCTCCTCGCGTTTCAGTTGCGGGAACGTTTCCGCGTCCCGGTCCTTCAGTTTCTGCAGGCTGTCCACCAGGTCCTTCTGCCCCTGCTCATAGCCGGCGTAGTAGTCGCGGGTGCCTTCCGTTGGCGTCGGCGCGGTCGTGTCCTCGTTGGCCTCGCGCACCGCGTCCTTCATGAACGCTTTGATTTCCCACCACGCTTCCGGGTGGGCGTTCAACGTGTCGCACAACTTCCGTATCGCCACATCAGTTAGCATCGCCCACCCCCTTTCCGTCCAGGAACACCCGCTCCAGCTCCACCCGTTTCCTCCCGGGCATCGCTGGCTTTTCCGTGCTGAGCCGTTGCGGCTGCAGCGGGTCATGGAACGTCAGCACCAGGTGCCACAGCCGCCCCGTCACCAGCACCTTCAGCCGCGCCCGCCAGTTCAGCGCCCAGCAACAGCAAATTTTCCCCTCCAGGTCATTGGCAAACCGATAGGCCGGCAGTGGCTGGTATTGCGGCTGGTCCTTGGCGATCACCGTCGTCACCTCCGGAAACACCACCAGCGTCATCTCCGGCCGCCACCATTGCTTTAGTCGTTCCATCCATTTCTTCATTGGTTTCCTTTCATATTCGTCATTTTGCATTCTGCATTTCATTGCGGCCCTTCCACCTTCGTCCCGTATATCCCCGTGGTGATGTTCTGCTGCTGCTTCACGCTCATCTGCAGGTTCTCCTGGAAGCGCGCCATCAGCTCGGCAAAGCGCGGCTTCACTTTGCTCGGGTCCGCATTGGGCAAGGCGCCCATCGCCTCCAGCAATTCGGGGTTCGCCCCCTGCCCCTGGTCGTCGCCATACAGGATTTGCCTCAGGAACTGCAGCTTCTGTGGCGCGCTCGGATCGTTCTCCACGTAGTCCGGTTCCATCCCCACATACATGCCCACCACCGCTTGCTGCACCTCCTTCCACATCGCCTGCGTGGCGCTGTTCTCGTCGCCCACCAGCGCGTTGGCCCAGCTCGGGTCGATCGCGCGCATCACGAATTCCACCAGCATGCCCGATTTCAGCCGGCCGCTCCGGTCCAGTGGCACCGCCCACTTCAAAACCGCTTCCACTTTCTTCCACACGAATTCCATGTCCAGGTCCCGCGCGTCGAAGACCAGGTTCACGTCAAACTCGCCTTGGATTTCTTCCGGGGTCCGCGGGAAGTTCACATCATCGCCGGCAATCCGTTCCATCTCCGCCTGGTCCGCGTTCTCCTGGATGAGCGCCGACCACTGCTGGAACATATCGCCGGCGCTGTCCAGGTAACGCTCCACCAGCGCCTGCAGCTTCATCTGCCACTTCGCCGGCAGCACGTGCTCGTTCATCAAACCGTATTTGTTGCTCAGCCGCTTCATGGTGTATTCGATGAGTGCGAAGGCAATTTCCGGGTTGCCCGTGGGCGGCGGGGCAAAGTCGAGGTCCTCGCGCCGCTTGAACGGTATCTGGCTGCCGGGCCCCGCCTTGTAGCGCTGGCCCAGCCGGTTGCGTGTCAGCACCGGCGGGTTCACTTCCAGGTCCTTGCGGTCCTCCAGTTGGTCCAGCGTCCGCTTAATCTGCTGCTGGTCGCTGCCGATTTGCTCCGGGATCCCTACGTTGGCGTAAAAGTTCCGTTTCTTCTTCCGCCGGCGCCACTCCGTCACCGGGTATTCCCCATGCGGGAAGTTCGCCGGGTAATGCGTCGCGTAAAGGTCCTTGTTGCCCGTTTCGTCTTGCGATACGTGCGGGCACCAGACCGTGCACCAAATCTCCAGCACCCCCGAACGGGTCACGCACAGCGTGAACGTATGCAGCACTTCCACTAAACCGCTCTTGGTGTTGGCCGCCTGCCACTCACCCGTCTCGCCCCCTTCGTCGCTCACAAAGTCCCGGTCGCTCTGCAGTTCATCCGTCCAGGTGCTGGTCGTCCCGGCCGTCTTAATCGCCGCGGACGACCAGTCTTTGCGCCAGCCATCCGTCACTTGGTTCTCGCGCAGTTGCACCGGCGTCAACCATTCCCGTATCGTGATCCACGGGGCCTTGCGTATGTCCGTCGTCTCCGGCGGCACCACGATGTCCACGCCCACCTGCCGCGCCACCGCAAACGGCCCATTCTTGTGCGGGTAAGGCGTGGGGATCCCGCTCTCCCCCTGCGCGCGCAATTCGCGCACGATCGTCCGCGCCTCGCGTGTGCTCAGCTCGTAGTGCGGCAGCCAGTCGGACCCATACCCTGTAGCGGCGTCTCGTGAGAGCGCCGCCTGCTGCGCCAGTTGCCGTGCGAACGTCTGAACGATTTCGATGGCCGGCCCTTCCTGCGTCGGGTCCCGCAGGATTTGCACCAGGCTCAACAAGTAATCCGCCTGCTGGAAGAGCGCTTCGATTTGAGCGCGGTCCTGCGCTTGCGCCGCCGCCGAGTGCATCTGCTGCGCCGCGCCCTCGATGTCGGCCAGCTTCAGCGGCGTTTCCTTCATGTGCAGTTCGCGTTCCCAGCCCGTCTGCCACACCCCGTTGCCGTAAGCCAGGCCGAAGTCCGCCATGAAATCGGCTTCCTCGTTCAACTCTTTTTTGGTCCGGTCCTTGTACTTGTTGAGCACCTTGGTCATGTTGGCCGCGTTGCCGATGCTCTGCGCGTTGGTCGGCACCGCCTGCAGCTTGGCCCGGCGGAAAGCCTGGCCCAGCACGTCGGCCAGGTCCTCGATGATGTCATCCGCCACCGGGATGCGCCCATCCCAGGCGCCGTCGTAAGGCACCGGCTCTTTGCCCAGCAGCTTCTTCCATTTCTTGTAGTCGCTCGATCGCCCCGGCCACAGGCAGTAGCGAATGCGGTCGTTCACCTCGATGCGGTATTGCACGTTGCTCGTGCCTCCGGAGCGCTGAAACTCATTCAGCAGCCGCGTCAAATCCGGCGTTTCGCTCGCTTCCCATAATCCGTCCTGTTCTGTGTCCTTTAGTGCGTCGCTCATGTGTCCTTTGTTTGTTGGGTCCTCTCGGGTTGGCAAATTTGATTACACCTCGTCCTCTCGGTTCTCACGGCGGAGGCATAGCAGAGGTCGAATTCTTCTTTGCGGTAGCGTTCAACGAGGTTGTCGCCTTCAGCTTTTCAATCTGCGCTTTCAACCATTGCACCTCAGTCTCGGTGCCCCGGCGCCCCGCTACCTTCTTTAAGAGCTGCTCCTCCAGCTTGATGATGTTGCGCGCGCGCGTCTCCTCGCACACCGTGCAGCGCTTCTGCGTGTTCAGCTTCAGCCGGTCGCATGTGCACTTGTCCTGGTTTTCGTTAGGTGTCAGCTTCATCTTCCAAATTACGCATTACGTCTCATATCCAACCGGGTCCTAAAATTCGGGCCACGTCCAACCGCCGATATTTCCAGTAGCCTTTGCCCTTGCGGTCGCGCCAGCGCGCAATCCCGCGTATCGCTCCAATCTTCCCAAAGGGCACCTTCGTGCCGTCGTCTTTCAATTCCACCCGCAGCACGTCGATCGCTTCATCCGGGATCCCCGCGGCCACCAGATGGCCCCGGTGAATCAGCGGCGGCAGTCGCTTGAATTCTTCGGGTGTCATGCAGGTTTCAGTAGGTTTTGTGGCGCGCTTCCAGCTTGTCACCCCGTGCCACCAGTTTGCGCGCGTCATCAGGGCCGCAACGCATCACTTGGGCAATGTGGCGATACGGCACACCCAGCTGCTTCATAGCCCACGCTATCCGTGCCCGATTCGCGTAAACCTCTCGTGCGTTCAGTTTCTTCATGAGTTGTCTTTCTCGCTTGGCGTTCCCGCGCCAGCGCCGCCGCCGCCGCGTAACCCGCTCGTGCAACGCCTTGTAAAATTCCCAGTTCTTCATCCCCGTGTAGCAGCCCTCAACAACTCCAGCAGCTTGTCCGCTTGCTTCACGCGTGCGTTTTCTCTGGAGGAGGCGGCGGCGGCGTCGGCGTCGGCGGACGAGGCGTCGTCGGCGGCGTAGGCGGCGGACGAGTCGGCGGCGTCGTCG